CGAGTTATATGCTAAAAAAGGTTTTCATAAAGCCTTTAGAGATGACGAGAAGCAGTCAGATGTTTACTGGTTGGCGTGGGAGTGTTTAAGAGCTGCAGGCGAAACCGTGCCAATGTTCGGTGCAGAATTTTTAAAAACACTTAAAAAGGTTGAAGTTCTGGATGATGACCCGGAAGCGTAGGGCGTGACTCGTTTACTTACTTGATCGCACGGATCAGTTTGGAAACGGGTATCGCGCCCAACGATTTACTAGCTTTAGATAGCAGGATGTTTAAAGCTTTACTTCAAGCAATGAAAGATCGAAATAAGGAGATGAAAGATGCCAGTAGCGGTAAAAGGCGGCATTGAACTCCGTAAAGCCATGAAAAAATTTACACCTGATTTAGCTAAAGATATGCAAAAAGAATTAGCTAGTTTGCTTAAACCTATCGTGTCTAAAGCGCGTGGGTTTATTCCATCCCAAGCCCCTTTATCGGGCTACGGTAAAGCATCGGGTAACGGCAAATTTCCAGTATGGGATGGGAAAGATGCTAGAGGCGGCGTAGGTTACAAAACCACACCTAGCAAGGTAAACCGATCAGGCTTTAGATCTTTAGCGCGTATTCAAAATGCATCCGCATCGGGTGCTATTTATGAAACTGCTGGCCGTGTACACCCTAACGGCCGTGAGCAAGCAAAAATGCGTGAAGTTGTAATCCCTACTTATCGGCGCGATACAGGTGCTGGCGAGTATCGTTACACAACTAGCACTAATAAAAAATACGGTAAAAGCAATAACCCTGAAGCCGGTTATTTATTTGTACAGGCTATGAATCAATACAGCACAATAGTAGATGCCAATAACCAAACAGGCGCAGGCCGTAGATCGCGCAAAATGAAAGGCCGTGCAATCTTTCGTGCATGGAAAGAGGATGGTGGAAAGACTAACGCAGCTGTTATTAAAGCCATCGAGTCTGCCCGGGATAAATTTAATGCGGCTGTGGGGTATAACTAATGGCCGTTGATCCATCCGTAAGAGTAGATTTAGCCGTTGAATATAAAGGCAAAAAAGCCTTTGATCAAGCGGATAAAGCCACACAAAAATTAACTAATAATGTTAAAAAATTAGCTGGGGCTTTTGGCTTGGCTTTTAGCACTAAAGCCGTAGTCAATTTCTCTAAAGCATCTGTAAAAGCTTTTGCTGAGGATGATGCAGCTATAACAGTATTACGGCAAAACCTTAAAAACTTAGGCTTGGCTTACCAATCTGTAAATGCTGAAAACTTCATAGGCAAGTTAGAACAGCAGACAGGCATATTAGATGATGAACTAAGACCAGCCTATTCAAAATTATCAAAAATAACTTTATCAACTACTAAGACCCAGGAGTTAATGGCTTTAGCCGTTGATCTAGCGCGGTCTAATGGTTTAGAATTCTCAGCGGTCATTAACACTTTATCTCGCGCTTATGTTGGAAACTACAAAGGTTTAAAGCAATTAAACACAGGTTTAACCGATGCAGAACTAGCAACTAAAGATTTTGCTGAGATTCAAGCAATTCTTATCAAACAAAGTCAAGGTGCTGGTAAAGCCTATATCGAAACTTTTGCCGGATCCATTGATAAATTGGCTGTTGCATCCGCTAACGCTAAAGAGGTTATAGGCGAAGGCTTAGTTGATCTATTTGCAGACATGGCTGGTAATGGCGATATAGATGCTGCTACTGCTAACGTAAACAAGTTTGCTACAGCTGTTAGCGATCTGCTCAAAGATGTTAGCGAATACAACTTAGCCGACTTTGTAAGTGCCTTTGTAACTGGCAATATCACAGAAGGCACAGCCTCTAAATTAGTTAAAAGACCATCGGCGCGTAGATTCTTTACAGGCGGATCAGGCGTAGATAGTGATCTACTTGCTGCAAGAGCCGCCGCTAAAGCTGCCGCCGCTAAACTTGCAGCCGATAAGAAAGCTGCAGCTAATAAAATCAAAGCCGACAAACAAGCAGCTGCTAACAAAGCTAAACTTGATAAAGCCGCTGCTGTATTTGAACTACAAAAGATCCAGATAGCCGCTGCGCTAAAGGGCAAGATAAGCGATGAGGAAAAGACTCGCCTATTACTTATGCAGGCTATTGAAGAAGGCAACGCAGATAAGGCCGAGGCGTTGCAAAAGAAGTTAGAAGATATTATGGCAAAAAATGCCAAAATAGCAGCTGATCTTTTAGCGTTAGGTGCGACTAAAGATCCGTTCTCTACATGGGCAACCAGTCTAGCTTTAGCTATTTTAGAACTTAATAAACTAAATAAGAGCATGGTTATGATTCCTGGAGTTACTTTTAATCCTGCTCAGAGTAAAGATCGTAATTATGATGATGCACTAGCTGCCGCTGCCGCTGCCGCTGCAGGTGCAGGTGGTGCTGCAGGTACAGGTGCAGGTGGTGCTGCAGGTGCAGGTGCTGTTGCTGTAATTGGCGGTGCTGCAGGTGCAGGTGCTGCCGCTGTAATTGGCGAGGCTGCCGCAGATGTTGCCGCTGTACTTGGCGAGGCTGGTGCTACATTTTCTGAAAATGCTACACCTGCTGAAATTGTTGCGATCGTTGAAACTGCTGTTGCAGCTGCTGAAACTGCTGCTACCGAGGCAGCAGCTACCATTGAAGCAACTCAAACAAACACAGAAGCATTAGCCAACTCAGCCGAGGCCGCTGTTGCACTTGCAACAGAATTAAGCGTTGCTGCTGATATTGCTGATCAAGCTCAATCTAGTTCTATATTTAACCCGTTAGCCGGTATAAATAATCAAACAGTAGCTGCTGCAAAAATTGCAGAACTAATTGCCGGTGGATCCAATGCTGGTGCTGGTACTTCATCATCGATGTTTAACCCTTATGCAACTACACCAGGTTCATCTGCTGGGTTTGGTATGCAAGCCCCTATTACTATAATTGTAGAAGGTAGCGTGTTAAATGGCGATGAGTTTAGTGAAATTGTAAACGATGCATTAATAAATGCTAATAGAACAGGTATGCCTAAAACGGCTGCAGGGACTTTAATAATATGACAGTTCCAATTATTAACGCAGTCATTAATTTTTCTACAGGCGCAGCTTTTGCGCAGGCATTTATTATTGGCGAAGGTATATTCGGCACTAACGTCTTGGCAGACTCAGCTGCAGTTATCGTAGATGTAAGCGATGTAGTAGATAGCGTAAGCATTAAACGCGGCCGCAATCCGCAGGCCGATGAGTTTCAGACTGGCATAATGAGCTTGCGTATTGTTGATCAAAACGGCGACTTTAACCCACAGAACCCAAGCAGCCCTTATTTTGGCCTTTTAGATCCAATGCGTAAGGTATCTATATCGGCTACTTATAGCGGCGTTACCTATGCCATGTTCTCGGGATTTATTACCAGCTACACGACCACTACCCCTAAAAATGCTAACGATGTTGTTTATACAACCATCCAAGCGGTAGATGCGCAGCGACTAGCGCAAAATGCACAGATCAGTACCGTTACAGGTGCGGTAGCAGGGCAACTATCTGGCACACGGATTAACAAGATCCTTGATGAAATTTCATGGCCAGCATCCATGCGTGACGTAGATGCCGGGCTAACCACGATGGCCAGCGATCCTGGTAGTGCGCGTACATCCCTAGCCGCATTACAAACTGTTACAAATAGTGAGTACGGCGCGTTCTACGTTGATGCATCTGGATCTTTCGTATTCCAAGATCGATCAGTAACTACTGCCAGCATCGGCGGCACACCTACAGTATTTAACGATAACGGCACAAATATTGGCTATTTCAATGCTGTCTGGCGTTTAGATGACACCCTTGTATTTAACCAGGCTAACGTGACCCGTACAGGTGGCACAGTCCAAAACGCTACTAACGCAGCTAGTGTAGAAAAATATTTTGCTCATACTTACAATATCCAGAACTTGCTTATGCAGACCGATGCCGAAGCCCTGGACTATGCCCGTGCCTACGTTGCCAGCCGTGCTGAAACCAGCGTTAGATGCGATGCGATTGAATTAGACCTATACACAGACAACTACGCCAATGGCATCGTAGCCGCGCTTGATCTTGATTTCTTTGACCCTGTGACGATTACGACAAACCAGCCCGGTAGCTCGACTCTGACAAAAACACTTCAAATATTTGGCGTGGCACACAGCGTTACCCCGAATAAATGGCGCACTACCTTTACTACACTAGAGCCCATAATTGATGGGTTTATTATTGGTAACGCTAACTATGGAGTTTTAGGTCAAAATGTACTTTCATACTAAAGGAGATAAATAAATGGCAACAGGATTCCCAGCAGTAACGGGTGACGTAATGACTGCAGGCATGTTTAACGGCCTGGTGGCATTTACCCTTAATGCCCAGACTGGCACTACCTATACAGCAGCATCTACAGATCAATACCAGGTGCTAGTAACGATGAATAACGCATCGGCTAACACGTTCTCAATACCTACTGATGCCACAATAGCGTTTCCCAACGGCACAGCTATAACTGTCCTACAGATAGGCGTAGGCGTTACAACTATCAATGCTGTAACACCTGGAACAACTACTATTACAAGTGCAGGTGCTACACCTGCAAGCCCAGTATTAGCCCGTTATAAGGCTGCAGTATGCGTTAAGACTGGCACAAATGCCTGGACTATTATTGGTGCGGTGGCCTAATGATTGGCGCAATCGTTGCAGGTATTACTAGCATCCCTAAAATAGATGTTCTGGTAGATGTATTGGTAGTCGCTGGTGGCGGCGCAGGCGCAATCCAATATGGCGGCGGCGGCGGTGCTGGTGGTGTTTGCTATCAAACAAACAGAATCTTTTTAAATACTGCGTACACAGTAACTATTGGGGCTGGCGGTGCAGCTAGTACTAGCAACCAGGCTGGCGCAAGTGGTGGTAATTCAATTCTTGACACGATCACAGCTTTAGGCGGCGGCGGTGGTGGTTCGTTTAATACTCCGACTACTGGCGTGGCTGGTGGATCTGGCGGCGGCGGTTCAACGCCAACTGCAAGCCCTGGCACTACTACAGGCGGTGCTGCGACACAGGGCAACTCAGGCGGTGCAACTGGTTATGGTAATGCCGGCGGTGGTGGTGGTCGTAGGCCTTCACCTAATGAAGCTGCAGGAGGCGGTGGCGGTGGCGCTGGTGCAGTAGGTACTACGGCAACAAATGGCACAAATGGTGGTGCTGGTGGTATTGGTATCGCCAATTCAATTAGCGGTTCATCTGTTTATTATGCAGGCGGCGGTGGTGGCACAACTGTCTTTACTGGAACTGGCGGTGCTGGTGGTACTGGCGGTGGCGGTGCTGGCTCAACCTTAGGCGGCGGTGGTACATCTGGAACTGCTAACACAGGTGGCGGCGGTGGCGGTGGTTTTGAAAATGCAAACGGCAACCCTGGTTCGGGCGGCTCAGGCATTGTTAGATTAAAAATGCTGTTAGCCAATTCAGCTACTTTTACAGGTTGCACTACATCAACAACAACAGATGCTACATACAGATATTACGCAATTACAGCTGCAACAGGTGGAACGGTAACGGTGTCCTAATGGCTCATTACGCATGGTTAGATGAAAACAATATTGTTATTAACGTAAGCGTAGGCGTAGATGAAAATGAAACTATTGAAGGCCTAAGTGTTGAGGATTGGTGCAGCCGTTCAACAGGTTACAAGATCGTGCGCACTAGCTATAACGCCAAGATACGCAAAAAATATGCTGCTATAGGCGATACCTATGATGCAGTACGAGATGCATTTATTGCACCTAAACCTGATAACGCTACAGGCTTTGATGAAACTATATGCCAATGGATAGTGCCAGATGACGGCAATAAGTTATAACGGCTGGCCAGCATCTAAGGATGTTGAGTCGATCCGTATCAAGTCTTACCCAATCGAAGGTACAAAGATAAAGCTGCGATGCGCATATTTTGCTGCACCTTTATTGGTTGCTTTTGCTGAGCAGTTTAATGAGCTGATCGAGCCGATCGATGGCGGTACGTTAGATGACTGGGGATACGCGTACAGAGATGTTAGAGGCGTACCGGGCAAGTTAAGTAACCACGCATCGGGTACGGCCATAGACCTTAATGCGACTAAGCATCCGTTAGGCAAGGCTGGCACTTTCCCAGCTGAGAAAATTCCTATGATCCAGGCATTAACTAAAAAATACGGCCTTAACTGGGGCGGTAACTGGACACGAAAAGACGAGATGCATTGGGAGATTGCACAAGATCCCGTAAAGACGGCAAAACTAATAGAAAAATTAGGGCTGGCATACCAAACAAACTAAGGGCATTTAGGAGTACAACCATGAAAGATCAATTACTAGCTGCTGGCGTGTCATATCTGAGACATGCTGGTACTTGCGCAGCTGCGCTGTACATGTCAGGAGTAACAGACCCTAAGACATTAGCTAATGCTTTTATTGCTGGCCTAATCGGGCCATTATTGCGTGGACTTAACCACAGCGATAAGACTTTCGGCATTAAATAATGACGGCCGCCCAGTCGCTTATAGCTATAGCCATAGGATTATGTACTCTTATGGGGTTTGCGGCTGGGCTGGTTCGCCATCTAGTTAAGTATTACCTAAGCGAATTACGCCAAGACGGTAACGGTGGCCATAACCTACGCGGCCGCGTGGATCGCATCGAGGCCAAGGTGGATAGTATTTATGAGATCCTTTTAAGCCGTTAGGCGTGTCGGTTATTGACCGCTGTCATACCCAGGCTTTACCCTTAATTTACACGTTAGGCAGGGCTACCTAATTCGGTGTAGTGCGGCTTAACCCAAACAAGGGCGAAGTAAATGGATATAGAAAAGGTAGTAGCGTTAGTAATTCTTACTAATATCGGTTGGTTCATAGTAGGTTGGTCGGTTGGTTACAAAGAAGGCGTTAAAGATGGCTTTAATCGTGGCCGCGCTGCAGGTTTAAGAGCTGCATTTAACACAGCTAAAGAGATAGTTAAAAACTCATGAGCTTTGATCTGAGTTCATATGAGGATGTAAACAGCCGTATCAAGCGATTCCGCGAAATTTACATATCAGGCCGTATAACCACAGAAATCGTTGAGTTAAACGTTAAAGATGGTTATGTAGTAATCAGAGCCTGCGCCTATCGCGAGCATGAGGATGTAGTACCGGCAGCTATTGATTATGCTTTTGAGCAAAGATCAGATCGAGGCGTGAACAGGGATTTTTGGATTGAGAACTGTTCTACGTCTAGCATTGGAAGGTGCATAGGTCTGTTAATGCCTAGCGATGCACGGCCTACACGCCAAGACATGGAGAAGGTAGAACGCTTACAGGCTCAGCCTGCAGTAGAGGTTGATCTATGGGCTACTGCTATACCTGCAGTAAAGGTTGATGGCGTGGGAAGTGTGCGGCCAGCAGCTGAAACTATTGCAGACATTAAAGCGCAATTAGGCAGCGAGATTGTAGACCCTGCACCTATCTGCTCGCATGGCCGCATGGTTTACAAAGAAGGCGTAAGCGAAAAAACAGGCAATAAATACCGGGGCTATACCTGTAGCAGTAAGTCACGGGGCGATCAATGCAAACCAATATGGCTATAACCGAGATGGCGCAGATCGTCCAGGTAATCTTAGATCGATCGCAGGAGTTACAGGCAGCAGCTAGTGGATTTGCCCGTAGTACAGGCGAGAAGGCTAATACGCCAGATCATGCTGGGCGATATAACACAAAGATAAACTTTCACGAGTTTGTCGCTGAGCATAGTGAAGCCGCTGGCGCAGAGATCGCAGTAGCGCAGTACATGGGCATCCGTAACTTTATACCTACTGTAAATACTTTCCACGATGCACCAGATATACAGCTAGGCAATTTAGGATTTGAGGTTAAGTGGACTAAATACATTAACGGCCATTTAATCATACATAAGGATTACCCACGCCTTAGCGATGTGGCAATTCTTGTTTGTAATAAGAGTCCGGTATATCAGATCATTGGCTGGATGCCCGTGTTATGGGCTAAGAAGGCCAAGTATTACAACGCAGCTGATGGCAATTTCTGGGTATCTCAACGTGAGTTATTCGAGATGGATGCATTAAGGAAGTCTGTATATGGCATTACTGAGGATTAATTGCAGGGTTTGCGCCAAGATAGGTAGCGGCATGCAAACGCATAAAATCGTAGATGAGTTTATTAATCTGCCGCCTAACGTAGTTTGCGTTCAATGCTTAGGCTGCGGCGTTATGGGCATAGAGATGCTACTAGATAGTCAAGTGCCTACGGCTGAGGAAATACTTCATGACTAAAACTAATAACTTAGAAATCAGATGCAACTGCGAGCCAGATCAGCCTGAGATGGTAGTTCACCTGGTAAATGGCATTATCCCTATCATTATCATTAAGTGTGAGAAGTGCGAGGCCTTTTACACAGTCATGCCTAATTCGGTGCAAGATGCCTAGTTACCTGTATCGCTGCGATCAATGCGGCGTTGAACTAGAGATGAATCACCCGGTAAGTACACACGGCGACAGCGCACCCTTGTGCTGCAGCTACCCAATGATGCGCGTGTTTAGCGCGCCATCGATCATATTTAAGGGAACAGGATGGGGTAAAGATAAATGAGTAATACAGAGATG